TTAATTCCGAATCGCCATTTGATTCATAAAATCATGAATAGACTTTGTTTGGAATATGCGAAAATTGGGAGAGTAAATATCATATTGTGTATCCGTAATGATGAGTAGTGAGGGGAAATATTTGGATTTCTTCGGTTGCCATGGTTCTTGCTGCCATTCCAAACTATGAAAGTAGAATTCATATCGGTTTAATTTCTCTTGCATTACTTTCTTGCTGTAAACTGAATTTTGTACTTCTATGAAAAACGGTGATTGTCGCCATATAGTAAATATATCAGGCTCCATGTATGTTTTACCGTATTTTGGCTCAACTTTGAATACTTTCGGCTTTTCGTACTGAAGAAGTTGCTTATATACATTCACTATAGCAAGGAAATGCGGAATCTTTTGACTCGTTTTTCGAATTGTACTCGGTTGCGGGAAATAGATGTATGGCTGCTGTAATACATTTGCATCCACACTTCCATCTCTTCTTAACCGCTTCATCACCGTATTACAACAAGTCACAGCTTTCTTGAGTCCCTGAAAATGCAAATCGATAATATCATCACGGGACATACATCGAAATCGCTGTAAATCCTTTACGATTGCCTTATCTCTATTCTTCATGATTCAACACTCCAAACAAAGGCATTTTTTCTTGCTCAGGACTTGGAAGCTCAACTGTATCTTTCGGTACACGGTACGGTTCAATCATTTGTTTCGCTTTGTTTAATTCTAAATAGGGAGCTTGCACTTTCTTGAGCCCATGTAATTTTAGAATCATCTGACCAGATTGCTCTAAGTCTTCTGCCCCAGGTGTACCCATGATATTGCTATTAATGCTATCAGCACATCTGAAGCCCATTCTGACTGTCATGTTTAGTTTCAATTTACCATCTAATACTTTTGCATCTGGACGTTGCATCGATAGCATAAGAAAGACACCTAACGCCCGACCAACTGCCGATATTTTTTCTATAATCGTCATACACTCTTTTTCATCTTGTAGCATCGCTACTTCATCAATTGCTAGAAGAATATAGGATTTCCGTTTGCCAGGATTTAATTTGTTGTATTCGTCAATATGATCTACTTCATATGTTGCCATGAGCTTTCTGCGTTCCCTGATTTCATTCCATACCTTTTGAAGCATGAGTTTCATTTCGATTTCTTCCATACATACTTCTTTTACATGTTTGACTCGCCGTAAGAAATGAAACTCTGAATTTTTCAAATCGCCTAGGTACAACTGCAAAGTATCGGGCGACATGGTTTGAATCAATGTAGACAAGATAACTCGCACCATACTACTTTTTCCTGAACCGGTTTCTCCCGCAATGAGAAGATGCGGTGTGTTTGCTTCAACCATGTCATACGTAATCATGTTTCCAAATTGGTCACATCCTACTACAATAGGAAGACGGTATTCTTTTAATAACGGCTGCCATTGCTTGTAACTGTAGTTGTATGGTTTTAAACCACCATCAGAATGACATACATAGAGTACAAACCTTTTAATATCTCCCTCAATTGCTACATTCCATCCTAATATTTGCTGAAAACAAAACCATTTCTTTTCAATTATCTTCGGATCCAATCCATTTGGAATGGTAAACACATATTGTATACATTGGTTCAAAGAAGTAACAGCATGAATTTTTGGGTAAATCGGTACTTTCCCGCCTCGTGTTTGATGTTCTCTATATACACCCGCCTTCTGAAATGCCTCAATCAATTGCTGTTTTAAAGACCTCTTGTACATCCATTCCTTTAGTTTCTTCATGATAAGCCTCCTAGAACATGATTACAATTCGAATAAATGCATAGCCGATGAATCCCACTCCTCCAATTCTCACCCCATAATGAATACCATCAGATACAAATTTCGCTGCTAATACATAATCATTTTGCACAAGATATTTTTCTAGCAGAACTGCCCCGATTAAAACTGTTCCCATTACTCCTAACGCAAGATACGTATGTATCATGGAATCGGACATATGAAGAAAAGCCAACGGACTCCCTGCATGATATTTTTGTATTTGTATCTCTTTCTTTTTGTACGACCCACTCATAAAATCCCGAAAGGGAATGATTTGTTTTGTCCCCCACATACGCTCATCTCCCTCATTTATTTTTTATCGTATTCCGCACAAGATTCTGAACAATATTTCTTTCCATCCCATCTCCAAAACAACCAATCGGATAACAAACATTTACAATACTCACAAGTTTCTTCGTATGATGCCATCTTGCTGTTCATTTCTTTCGCCCCTTTATAAACAGAATATAAAATTCAAGTAAAATAACGCTTTACGCACCCATTACCATGGTAGTGTTACCTTGATAGGAACCATGGCAGCTACCACGGTAGAAAGCAAAAACTTACCATGATACTTGCCTTGGTAAAGTCACCTCTTCCTACCTTGATAATTATTTTGGTAACTGGAACTTCTCTTACCTTGGTACATCATATTGGGGAGGGTTTGGACAATATTCTTCATTTTCAGGGGTTTATTTTTAGTGAAAATTGGACATGACTGTATGTAATTAATTTAATTAATGAGGTGAAAGTGATGTGGGGTCTGGGTAAAAAACGAACAAAATTAGGTAAATTTTTAGACAAACATAATATCGAACAAGAATGGCTTGTGCGAAAATCCGGATTAGGTAGAAATACAATTGGGGAACTTGCTAATAATTTTGATAGGTCCCCTACTCAAAAAACAATGCAAAAAATATTAAAAACCCTTCGAGAAGTCGATCCTAGAATAAAAGCAGATGATTTTTGGGATATGTGATTCACAAACCACTTCCTAAATTGGTATAATTTACTCAATTCCAAAAGCCTAGGAGCTGAACATAATGTTAATGAAATGAGAATGGGAACGTTTCGCTGCAGATAAACAATGTATTGAACGTGCATTAACAATGTGGAAAGAATGGATGAGTAAAAAGAAGACGTACTCCGATGACCTTGCCGCTAAAGGTACGATGTACGTCGTCAACCATATGAAGTTACGCGAACATCAAGTTGCGGTCATTTTTGACTTTTTTGATGAATATTTGAATTTATTGGATGACGGAGAAGAACGAGCTGAAGCTTTTTATAAAACCATTATGAAGATGTAATACATGTAGGTGCTCTCATGAATAACTAAAAAAAGAGTCTATCCATAAAAAAACAAAGGTGGTTAATATAATGACAACTATTTCACAAAATGTACTGGACACACTTGTAGTCGGTATCTATGAAGATGTTCAAATGCTTTTCATAATGATGATAGACTATGAAGAAGAACTTGACATGAAATCCAAATACCATTTATGGCGACAAACTATCATTACCCGAAGGAGTAACAGTACATAGAAAATTAGAAGAATCCAGTTTTAAATATATATTTGACCATAAAACCTTTGGAGAAATCGGGCAAATAGTATTTCAAAAAGAAAACGGGAACATACTATATTTCGATGCCTATTTAAGTGAACACGTTACAGAAAACAGCACACCAGCACTAATACTAAAAAGTATTGGTGATATGCTGCAAAAAGAGATTTTACGTGTATACTAAATTGTTCTATTTCCAACAAAAAAATATCTACCGATAACTTCCAATACACAACGATACTTATGCGGACGGATTATGAGGAATTATCTTAGTATTACTTGCCCTACTCTATGCGCTGTTATATACTCTTATTGAGAACACACTTCTGCAGTTCCCTTTTGGTGTCTTACAAGAATTGTGGTTCTGTCATCTTTCTTTTGAATTGAAACACAGGAAAAGACACTTCATAATGAGGTGTTTTTTCTTTTTCCAATAGGTTGTTAAAAACCACATCTCTTTACCATATTGCTATACTGCTATCTATACCACTTTCGAGGTGATACAGCATGAAAAAATATCAAATCGTTTATAGTGTTTTCTCTCCCAGTGGGCAACAATACAAAGAAAAGTTTATTGAAATTTACGCACCAACAGTTGAGCATGCAAAACACGGAATGGAAACTGAATTAAAAAGAAGAATGGGTGACCTATACCAATGGCAAATAGACGTTCAACAAATAGAAGGTGAACAACTCTCGTTATTCTAAACAACTTGACGAAATATAAAAGAATGGATAAAATGTATATCCGTGTGAAAACAATTGGTTTATACAGCCAAACACATTATGAAAGATCGGGCTAACGCTAACAACTTTTATGATATTCTTAGCTGTGTTCATCAAGTGAGTTTACGAAAGCATTGTGGAATATAAAATATGTTAATCACATATTCTACAATTGACATCTAAAGAACTTACAAAACAAAGCAGACACCTTCAACTGGGAAGGTGTTTTTTATTCCCCCTAACTATATGCGTTACGTAAGCACCTTTATTTTTATGATACAAGATATAAATCTTAGCTCCGAACTATACAATTGAAAGGAAGTGAAATTCAAAGGAGGTTGTAACATATGTTTAGAAAATTTTATTTGGTATTCATCTCAACACTACTATTCATGTGTGGATTCTTTTCCGCTACTCTAACCACACAAGCTAAAACACAGCCAAATGGCTATGTTCCCAACCAACTTATTGTTAAATTCAAAAATCCGCCCTCTCTCCAAAACATTCAAGATTTCCACAAATCTGTAGGTGCTACCATACTCTCAAAAGATGACACACTAGGGTTTGAAGTCGTTCAGTTTAAAAAAGGTTCTGTAACTGAAAAAATAAAAGAATATAAAAATAATCCCGATGTTGAATACGCAGAACCTAACTACTATTTCCATGCATTATGGACTCCAAACGATCCAGCATTTAATAAACAATACGGATTAACACAAATTCAAGCTCCTGAAGCATGGGATACACAGCGCAGTGATTCCAATGTAAAAATTGCAATTGTAGATACCGGTGTACAGGGAACTCACCCTGATTTATCATCAAAAATCATTTACGGCCATGATTACGTAAGTGATGATAATATTTCAAATGACGGGAATGGTCATGGTACACACTGCGCAGGTATTGCTGCTGCCATAACAAATAATAAAAAGGGAATGGCAGGAGTGGCACCACAAGCTTCCATTTATGCTGTGCGAGTATTAGATAATCAAGGTAGCGGAACATTAGATAATGTTGCCAAAGGGATTAAAGAAGCTGCAGATTCTGGAGTCAAAGTAATCAGCTTAAGTTTAGGTGCACCAAATGGGGGTACGGCTTTACAACAAGCAATTCAGTATGCTTGGAATAAAGGTGCTGTCATTGTTGCAGCTGCTGGAAATGACGGTGATACAACCCCAAATTATCCAGCATACTATGATAATGTCATTTCAGTTGCTTCTACTGATCAAAATGATGAAAAATCTTACTTCTCAACGTATGGAAATTGGGTAGATGTAGCCGCTCCAGGTTCTAACATCTACTCTACCTATAAAGGTAGCACATATCGCACGTTAAGCGGTACTTCCATGGCAACACCTCATGTAGCAGGTATTGCTGCTCTATTAGCCAATAAAGGATACACCAACTACCAAATTCGTCAAATTATCGAAGAAACGGCTGATAAACTTCCTGGAACAGAAAACTATTGGAAAAATGGAAGGGTAAACGCCTACAAAGCAGTAAATACTATTCCATCTGTTCAACAACAAGCTTCCTAAAATAAAAAGTATTAATTATGTCTTTAGTTATAGAAAAGTACTACCTTTTATACATTCACAATATTTTTCGCTCCTACACTCACTCATATCAAATTAATTCAAAAGTTTTTTCTTGTAGATAGCACATCTATTTTCTTTCGCTAAGACGTACTTTTCTGCATATTTATATTTCATATCACATATCATTTAGTGAAAACAATGATTTTGTGAGTGTACTCCTTAGGAAAGAGTGCACTCTTTTTTATCCCGCAACATATTTCGAATTTGGCATACATAAAACATTCCTATTCATCAACAAGGAATGTTTTTCATATTACAACAAGTTATAACATACACAAATACCACATGAGGAAACACCCATATTTCTTCCCCCTGAAGAGCACCTTCTACTCACTCCGAAGGTGTTCTTTCTTATGTAATGCCCTACACCTCGCTGTCGTTCAAGAATTCCACATTTGCCATTACCTTTTTCTTCGTCACGTCTCCCGAATCTTCGGCATTAAACCTTTTATTCCTTTTTTTCAATCATTATAATTAAATATAAAACATCTTGTATTAGGGGGAGAACGAATTGATTTTCAAACTATCCATTGCACTTTTATTACTACTGTTAGCTGGTATTTGGTTATTCATTGGATATTACTTAAAAACTTCACTACTATTAGGATTAGGTTTCGGAGTTATTTTTGGTGTCACCATCATGCTATTACCTGATATATTAGAGTGGATTATAAAAGAGGATGTACCCGAAGAAACGTTTCATCTTTAAAACAAGGAGGCGAAACCTCCTTGTTTCCTTTCACATAGGCTGTTTTGCTGTTATTATAGTATGTGTATCCTTTAAAGTTGTGCAAATTATCTCTCAAACCTCACATACTCTCCAGATACCCATTGGTCACCACCAACATTGTACCAACCATCTCTATATCCCCAAGATTGATACTTTTCATTTTTGTATACGTTCTTCACAATGCCGTATTTTGTTCCTGGACCTGTACGAACACGCAATACATCGGCTTTAATTGTCACGACACCTACACCATTGGTAGATGGTTGTGTAGATGTACCCGCACCACTATGATTAGAACCGCCCGAAACAATTTGTCCAGTCAAAGCGTATACGATTGAATTCGCAATCTTATCCACATTCCATTTCTCCATGTCCACATCGTTATCGATAAATCCTAATTCAATTAAGATAGCTGGCGCTTTTGTTCCTCGAAGTACAGCCAGGTCTTGACGCTCTTTCGCACCACGATTAGACCAACCGATATCTTTCGATAATTGAGCTGAAACCTTAGCAGCTAGCGCCTGTTGGTCGTAGTATAAGACCTCGACGCCATTCGCAACACGATTGAATGCGTTCAAGTGGAACGAAATGACCAAGCTAACATCATGCGAGTTACATTTCGCTACAATATTATTCAAATTCTGCGCTTGCGTAGAGCCGGTTTCATCCGTATCGTCATACACTGTATGACCTAGTGCCCGTAACCTGTCTGCAACCGCATCTTTCACCTGTCGATCCATGATGTGTTCTTTTCTATTCCCCCAGTTTGCACCTTGTACAATACGATTGTGACCACCATGTAAACTATATGTAGCCATTACTCCACATCCCCTTTCTCATTTCCTTCATGATCTGACCAAATCCCTAATGCAATTCCTACCGTTAACAAGTAAGGTGCCAATTCATCCAAAAACGTTTTCGCCTCTGATAAACCAAATTTCGCACATAAAAAACCAAGTAATGAAAAAACTGCAACCCATGTTTTCCAGTTGCGGAATCGTTTTTTAATATTTTCTTTTGACAAATTCATACTTAATCCGTCTCCTTTTCGATTGTATCCAAGCGTTTATGCGCTTGTTTGGTACTTTCCTCTACCCTCGTGACCCGTTCTCCAAGTGCTACCATTTGTTTTTCACTTGCCTTTAAATCAATCCGGATATCATCCACCCCTTTCCGGATATAGCCAAGTTCTGCTTTCACCTCTGCACTTTGTTGACCATCTGCTTTGATAGCTTTTGACCTATTGAGTGCATAGCCGAAATAGCTGATGGCAAGTGATAGTAGTGCAATCAGGACGCCCAGTTCAATGTTCATGTTTTTCAGCTCCTATCTATATAAAAAAGAGCGACAGAATGTCCCTCTATTCGCAAAGCCGTATTTTATTTTCATGATTTCACATGCTTTTCCTACAGGTACATCCCATTGATAACAATAAAACTGGAAGCACTTCTTTTGGTTTGACAAATGATATCACCGTTCCAAGCAATATTCACGGCGCATGGAGAATAGGCTGCACCACCCGTCGTATCGTACACTGCTGTAATGGTTGTCCAATAGGTAGGTTTCATAAAATCAGGCAAGGAGCCAATCACCACTCCTGCATCTGTACTCCCACCTTCCACAAGCCCTCGTATATGCTTAAATCCAAACGGATCTACCCCATAAAAAAGGGAACTACCACTACCAGTGGACCGAAAGCCATTTTTAAAGTTCGTCAATCCTTGCATAAACGTTTTGGTCGCCTCCGCCATATCCTCTACTAAGCCTACCCTCTTCCCACTATAGGAAAGAGTGCCGTCATCTTTTAATTGCAAATATTTCTTCGTGACAGAATGCCCAATGTATACATCATTTGTTCCACTCCCGACAATCACTTGTTTCGTTTTGGATCCTGCATATAATGTCGGAACGGTCAAGTCTCCTGTCATCGTATCTCCAACTTTTTTCACCACACCATTTGCTGCAATACTGGCACTTAATTCTTCAATCTTTTTATTCGTTTTGAGATATTGCTCGTCTATATATGGCGTAATCTCCTTGATTTTTTGATTCGTTGCCTCAAACTGACTTTGGATATAGGGCTTTAACTCGCCTATTTTTTGATTCGCCTCATCTAGCTCTTTTCGGTATTCTTTTACCCGTTCTATCGCTCCATCAAACTCAGAAATGTAGTTTTCTATTTTGATATTTCCCTCTTTAACATCTCTTCGCAATTGGATCCGAATGTCTGGTGTGCTCATTCGCTCTGCACCTTTTTCCATCACAAAATAAGCCGTCCAATCATCCAATGTGGAAACAGCTTGAACCGATAATGTATAGGCGAATACGCCATTCTTCGCATCCATGATTTGTGCATCATCCCGAATGAATCGTCCTATATGATTGGTCGCTTCATATTTCACCGCATAACCTGTTAAATCGATTGGTTGCCCCTTTTCTCTTACATACACCGTAAGCTTCAACCCATTTTTATCATTTTGTCTAGAACGAATGATTTTTGTATACACAGGATCCGCTACATCCAGCATGATTTCCTCATTTCGCATGTGTATCCGCCTCCTTCCTGCGTTTCCCACGTCTAAACGGTCTTCTCTGCCGTTTTTGCTTGTTTCGATGTTTTACGTTTCCTTTTGATGGTATCGGCTCTATTTTTTCGAGTCTCGCATCCGTTTTGGTTACGTATTCTTGCAATGCTTTTGTGACTTGCGACGTCATAGAATACAAACTCACGCCTGTATCAGAGGACTCGTCCGGAAGGACCTTTCCATAATACGTTTCTATCGCTTCCGTTGTAATCGTCCGTTCTCCCTCTTTTCGATTCATCCGCATATCATAGAGCTTTGGTACATCCACTTTCAGGTTATACGCTTTGATATCCCACTTCATTACCTGTTCTAACATGCTATCTTTCACATCGCGTATATTGGTTTTATACTTTTTCTTGGAAGACACTTTAAAATCAGATGCGAAAACACCGTTAAAATAAGTTCCTAATCCACTTTTCACTTGCAAATACGTACTTTCATAATTACGATTATTCCGTAATAAAATGTTCTGAAATACGATGTCACTATCTCCACCAGATGACTGTTTCAAATCCACAACCCGATCCCCATTTTGGCGGAAACTAAATCCTTCTTTTGCCGTAAAATACACACCTCCTGTTCTACTTTCCAGAAAGAGGTTATGTTGACTTCTTACAGAAGCATACGAATCTTTTGATTCTAGTTCTAGGCTTTGATCCGCTTTGAATTCTGCATGTCCATGTTGATTAAACGCCAGTAATGCCGAAAAAGAGACTCTTGTCGGATCACCATCTTTATATCCATTCGATATACCGATACCTCCCGAACGAGGCGAACTTTCCAGCTGGTAAACCAATACTGCACCTTGCGTTGCTGTGATATCATTGTTGCCACCTAATACAATCGTAGGCTGCATGGTATGATTTTGATTGATATAGTACCCCATAAAAATACGCGTGATATCAGATTCCATTAACCGAATGAATTGCTTAGAAATTGAAACAAAATGGGAATCATGGGACGTTCGAAGCGTCGTTCCTGTTATTTCTCCGCCCCGAATCAAATTTCCATTCAGTACGCCCGTTGTAATAAAATCCGCCACAATTCTTCCATCACTTGTAATAGCCGTTCCATATGGTCCATTCACACCTGTGGAAGAATACCCTAATCCATTCAAGTTCCATTGCCAAACCTTTTTCGCACTCTTTTCATCTTTCGTATCCATAATTAAAATACGATCTGGATAAACACGAACATGACCGCCAAAACCAGAATTGATAAGGCTTGTAGCATTTGCTTTTGCTGCATCCAAAATAGAACTTGGCATGTTCGATAACTCTTCTTGTACCAGGTCAACCTTACCTGAAACGTCCGTAAAGGATTCTTTAAAGTTACCAATCGTTATGTCCTGATACTCTTTTTTTATTGGATCATACTTATAAGCAATTACTTTTGCTTGTATATCTATACCATCTTCTTGATGTTCAACCGTAACCGTATCTGCCATATAAACACGTTGTAAATGCTTATAATCCTTATATTCTTCTGTTTGGGATAACTCTTGAAACTTAACGTTATAAGTTGCTTTGGGTTGGTCAACCTTTTGAATCGTAAACATATCTTTTGCGGCTTGACGCAATCGTTTATACGCCTCTTCTAGCGGAACGGCATCTTCGTCCTTTGCGTTGTCACCAATCGCTGCTTTGATATGCGAAAACTCGACTACCTTCATTTTTGGATGCGGATATTTATTGATGAGCGGGCTATCCACATACTTTTCTGGAAAAAATAATCCATCAAACCCTTGGGGCATGATTCTCGTAATCGGGCTTTTCCAGTCCACACTTCCTTCGTATCCAAGCAAATCCTTTTTATGACGAATCACAACCCCGCGATCCGCTCCTCGGCTTTTCAACATCTTCACATCAAAATTATCGCGTTTTAATTCTCCACCCCATCGATTCACGAACGAATTTTCTTGACTCGTATCGAGCATAGCTTCCACGGGGTTCTTACGCACAATACGTGCGGTGGATAGATTTGTTATGTCAGAAGAAAACGTAAACGGATGCGTATATTGACACCCCGATGATAACCGAGCCATAGCCCCACTACCATTTGTAGGCTGAATAAATATATCTTCAATCAGGTTCTCCGCTAAATCATAAAAAATATGATAACAAACCGCTTGTATTTCCCCCATACTCACTTTAGGCGTTGCGACACGAAATACTTGTTCTCCGTCTGGAGTTGGCACTTTAATCAGGCTCATTCCGTCTATTTCAAGACCATGTGGTGCGAATAACGGGTAGCTAAATGTAAACACAAATAAACCATTGAGCTCTTCCTCAACAGTTGCGCTGTAAATATGTGTATCTAGCACACCGATTCCATTATGCGTAAAATCCGTTTCATTCGGTCGATATAACGTAATCATAGATATCTCCACCTTGGCCGAATAGAAATGGATTGAATGGATCCTGACCACTCAATTTTATTTTCTCCTATTTTAAATACAGGAAATTCCCCTATCATTTTGTTGTTCATTGGTATTGTATCGTTGTATGCTTCTAATACTTCTGAATCTATGACAACAGAACCGCTCACATCTTTAATTTGAAAAGAGACGTCATTAATCGTTATCCGAAAAGTACCATTCCCCACAATCCACAGTTTAGGATCAGATTCCATTGTACCTGGATTATAAATTACACCTGGTTTGGTAAGCTTTAGATTGACATCCTCTGTATATGCAAAAGGATCTAAAGTGAAATCTACTTCAAATTCACCATGTTCCTCAATTTCATTGGCAATGTCTCCCATCTCAACATGCTTAATCTTTCGATGTACATCATCATCTGTAAAAAACAGTGTTTTTCCATTCAATAGCCACGGTTTCATGCGTCGTATCAATGGCTTAATATTCTCATCTTCCAGTACATTGAACTTGATTTGTAACGGGACATCTTCAAACGCCCCTTTTTTGGTAAGGGAACCATGTCTACCCGGCACTTCAATCTGTTCCACCTTTTGTTTAGCTGTAGGAATCACAGGGCGTTCTACCATAGTGATGCCATAGTCACTTGCTAATTGCTTATCAATTCCGATGTCTATCATGTTATCTCCTCCCTACCCCCATTTTTGCCATACGCCCACGTTCAGCAAGTGCACCATCTACTTTTTCTACGATACGATCAATATCACGATCTTCTCTTACAGAAGGATTATAAATATTGACGATAGTTGGTTCCCCTGCAACTTGTTGCACCATCATCGGCTGAGATGCTCTGGTCGCTACCGTTGCCAGATGCGAAGAAATGGTGTCCTGTTTCTGTTTTCCGTATGCATCTATCTCCTGTATATCCGGATTCGCCCAATCTGCTACCTGCTGAGAAGCACGTTGAATAGAAGCCTGCATGCTCTTCATCCCAACAACAAGTCCCGCACCAATTTGTTTCCCGACCTGGTCTCTCATTTTTCGAGAGGGACTGCGAATATCAAAAAAGGAAGTAAAACCATCCAGAATATCACCACCAATGGATTTCACTTTCGCTACTACCTTCCCCGCCATACTACCTAAACCATCTATCAATCCGCTGATGATCTCTTTTCCGGTCTTAAACAAATCAATTTTTTGTAAGGTATCCACAATCTTCGGTATGATTTCTGTCATAATGGCAGAGCCTAATTGCCACACCATACTAACAATCCCTTTGATTAAGGCCCAAATCAGTTGCACACCCACTTCAAGGATTTTCGGTATATGCTGTATCAGCGCTCCAGCTAACGTGAGAATCAGTTGAAAGGCTGCCGCGATTAATTTGGGGACCACTTGTACAATACCAACAATCAACATCAGTAAAATCTTCACACCTGCTTCCAGTATCTTCGGCAAGTTCGAAAGTAAGGTGGATGCGATTTGAACAATTAAATCGAGTGCCGCGATAATCAGCTGCGGTAACACTTGAACAATGCCATCGATAAGGGCCATGAGAATCTGGATACCCGATTCCAAGATTTTCGGCAAATTTTCCAGTACAGTATCCGCCACTTTCGTAATCAGATTGATTGCCAAGTCAATCAGCATCGGCAACATTTGAATGATTCCGTCTAGTAGACTCATTAACACTTTGATACCAGCCTCGATGATCATAGGCAGATTTGCCGTAATAGCTTCAATTAGCGTTGTAATGACAGTAAGAATTGCTAATGCAATCATAGGTAGTGCTTGTGTCATACCTGTTATCAGCGTTACCAGCAAATGGATTCCCATTTCTATTAACTGTGGTAAAAAAGACATGATTCCCGTAATAATAGTTTGAATAATCGTTACTGCAATTTGAATCAACTGCGGAATCATCTGCAGAATCCCGTTTATCAAGGTCAGGATTAATTGAAGCCCTGTTTCTATCAGTGTAGGTAAGACCTGCACAATACCAGAAATCAACGTCTGTATGATTTGTATGCCCGTTTGAACAATCATAGGGACATAGGTCGCAATCATTTGTGAAATCGTGTTGATAATCCCGACAAGGGCTTCAAGAATAATGGGAGCCGCTACAACCAAACCATTCACAAGGTTTGCAATCATTTGTGATCCAGCTTCTAGAAATTGTGGTAAGGTTGTTGTGACGAAATTCGCGATATTGGTAAAAATATTTGTAATCGTTTCAAGAATCATCCCTGAGTTTGCATTCAAATACTCCGCAATGGCTGGCAAATAACGAGAGACAGATACAAGAACACCGGGAAGTCCTCCGATAATTGCTCCCGCTATACTAGGACCAATCATCTTAAAGATGTTGCCTAACTGGCTAACCTCTCCCGCAAACACAGCTTTCACGGCATCCAACAGATGAAGACACGCTTCCCGTATCTTACTGACTGCCAATCCGATCATTTCAGCCGCATCTTGAAATCCTTTTGGCAAATGAGTAATCCAATCATTTAAATAATCTCCATCAACAGCCGTATAGAATAGATATTTACCTAGTGAAGATAATGCGTGTCCAAAGTTTTGAACGCTTTCACTTACATTCGTAATGCTATTTTTGAACCCTTCATTGGTTTGCCATACCTTTCGCATCCAAATAATCAATCCAGCGATAGCCGCCGATGCAGCTATGACTCCACCAACTACCAATGCAATCGGACCAGCAACAGCCCCTATACTGACACCCGCTATACCAGCTATACTGGACAAGGTGACAAATACAGGGGCTAACGCCATGCAAGCGCCAATTACTATCCCAATCGCCACAAAAATGGTCGTAAGAGCGGCCGATAAGGCTGGATGCGAGGAAACGAAGCTCGCAAAAGCGCTAACGACATCCGCAACGACTCCCAAAACAGGTTCGAGCGCCATTTTCAAGTCGTTCATCGCCTGTTTCCATTTCACCGCTGGGCTTGCATCCATTTTCTTGATCATTTCGTTCAGTTGTTCTTGATTCTTGTTTAAATCGATTACTTTGTTTTGTGCACCAATCAGCGTATTGGTAATATTCTGGCCCTGATCTTCGTACATCGTCCCGAACAGTTTCACGCCAATTTCGTTTCGTTTGGTTTCATCTTCAATACGGGCCAAAGCTTTCGCAATTTCGGTCATCGCTGCGGACCCTTCCCTACCGCCTTTTGCGACAGATTGTCCCCACTTTTGCAACTGCTCCGCCGAAATGTTCGTGCCTACTAGTGCCTCTTTCATCGCCTTGTCGACACCTTGACCAAATTCAGCTGCTTTAATACGCCCTTCTTTTAATCCATCTAACAAGTTATCGATATTCCATGTCCCTGTTTCCACACCAGCTTCCATAATGGCTTGTACTTCTTCCGCGTGGTAACCAGCTCTCGTGAGCTGTCCGCCATATTCAGCGATAATGTCCAATTGCTCCGGAGGAAACCCAATGTGAAGCAGATGATTCGTAAGCCCTAATGCCGTATCACTGGTGATGCCTAATTCATTCCCTATTTCATTGGTTTCTTGAATCAACTCTGTAAAATCAATACCCGTATAGGCTGTAGAAATAGCTGCGGCACCTTTCACAATCGAAGCATTTGCTTCATCACTTACATTCTTATTTAACGCCCATTGTCTCCGTGTGCCATCTAGTGCTTCTTCCACATCCACACCGTAGGCTTCTACACCACGTACCGCTTCTTCTACCGATTTTTTAGAGGATGCTGGCACTTCAAACGTGACATCAATTTTGGTTTGTAACCTTGATGTCTCTAATGCTTGTTCGATGACACCTGATAGACCACCAACCGCTACCGCTCCGCCTAACATATTTTCTAAACCGATGTCTAATTCCTGAAAGCTTTTCCCCGCTTTTTCCGCTTCTCGTGAAAGATCTTTCAAATCATTTCGAACTTGCTCTATAGAGTTCCCATCATCTATCGAACGAAGCGATCGCTGTAATTTCTCGATATCAGCTTCTGCCCCTAGTGCTTCACGGCCCATGATTTGAAGGGCTTGTTCGAACTGCCTAGTTGTCGCTGTACCGTTTCGTATGGCGCTTGTGAGGTCATTTCCTAATGCGTTAGCGAAATGGTCTACACTCGTGCCTGTCGCCTCAAAAAACGTTTTCAATTGCTTGGTTACCTGTTGTTGCTCTTGCAAGCTTCGGTTTGTTTCACTCATTTGATTGTGCAACTGTTGTTCGGCAATTTGCTGACTTCTTAACCTTGTTTCTAACTTAGCAACTTCAGTTGCATTTTCACCATACAACGCCTTCGCACGCTGCAAATGTTCCGCCGTTGCTTGCGTTGCCCGTTGCGCTACTGCATATTGCTGAGACAGATTTTGAAGCTTCGCTTCCAATTTTTCTGACTCCGTCGCCTGTAACTTCATCTGTTCTTCTTGTAACTTCATTTCCTGCCGTAGTTTTTTGGTTTCCTGATTCATGCCCTTCATCGCATCGTTAAATTCTTTATTCTGCGCCTTAAATATCACTTCAACTTCCGAATTGTTTCTCGTCATGTTTTCACCTGCCTTTACTTGGGATTACTCCGCCATGCTTCAAACGCTGTAATCCCTGCGTACATTCGCTCCACAGACGAGAGGGGCTCATGCCAAAACGTCTCTGCATCAATCCCAGAGACTAGGCAATACAACACGTATTTATCTTCCACACATTCAATCGCAATCTTGGGCTGTTTTACTTTTTTTCACCATTCCCCTCTCTTTTGGTACTTTTCTGAAACCCTGCGGCAAATTGATTCGGATCTTGACTGATAACATCCACAACTAGCTTCGTATATAACTGCAGAGATTCGGCAAATGAATCCTGATACTTCTGTAAGAAATCATCAAATGTTACCTTTTCTTTCGGATTCGCTCCTTTAAACGCCAAATAAACGACCTGATGAATACTCGTTTGATCGATTTGTTCGAGTGCGGATATATCATCAGCCCCATCTTTTCCTACTCCCTCTAACGCTTGGAATTTCACAATATCCGCAAGAATCGAACTGCGAATCAATCCCTCTTCTTGTCCTTTTTTCAACGCATAATTGGTTAAAAAGGCTGGATAGTCCTGTTCATTCACAAATCGTTGCTCATACTCTCCGTCTACTTTGACAAATTCCACATCTTTTAATGTGATTTTTTGTACTTTCATTTGCTACTTCCTCACTTTCATTTTTTCATTTCGTTCCATAGAGAAAAATCCCTATTTTCATAGGGACTTGATTAAGGTGCTGGTGTACCTTTCACCAGAGCGGCATTAAATTGTGTATGCCATTTTTGAGCGACTGTCGCATCTGTTAATTCGTCCACAAATGCTTCATAATAGAATTTCTTTAGCTCATCTGGTAAAGCTGAAAATTCTAATTCTATCATCGCTAGTTCCTCTTCACCGTTCGCAATCGAAAACTTGAAGCCGGAAGAACTGGAGCAATTGGGAAACGCAATCAGCTTGACCACATCTTCAAAATCATCTACGACATCCGCCGTAAACACAAAATTATATCCTTTGGATTCTGTTCCATATGACCAAATACCGGGCTTTAACCCCGCTGTATCAAAACCAAATATATCCCGTATTACCTTCACAGGAATATGTGCAGAAACAGTTACCTTAATTTCAGTTGTCATGGCCTTCCTTTTTAATGTCACACCGCCGCATACCTTTTTCCTTTCCTTGATTTCAGGTTCGCCTTCAACGGTTCCGACACATCCGAATTTTGTACCCGGTTCTTGCACGCCTTTCTTTTTAAATTGAATACTGGCATTTACAATCGACATGGAATCAAATTCTTCAATTACTTTCGCCATTTATAACTCCTCCAATACTTGATTTACACCTTTGTGTAGTTCTTCTAGAATTTTTGGTGTTGCGTTCATCAGCCCGCGTTCGGCGAATCGTTGCTCGAAACGATTATGTGACCCTCGTCCTTCGTTCGGGAATACCAAATAACCAAACGAGCCTTTTTTATTCGCCGCGCCACCACGGGCCACTATCTTAAAACCCAGATTCAACTTTTCACTTTTGGACCAGTTGCTCTCTTTGGCATGTATCTTATTTCGCACACTCCATTTCGAGCGAGATACGGGAATCAGCTTTGTGATTTCTTCTGTTGCGATTCGTATCCCGTCCGTATGAAGAATGGTGTTCATGACGGGCTCCATTTTATTGGGGAGCATCCGCATCTTTTCTTCCAGTTGTTCGATTGCTGCATAATCCAGATTATATACACTCAATTGGAATCACCCTCTGAAACGTGAACACCACACGGTCAATATAACGATCTGTATCTTTTACCTGCAGACGATCACTTTTCGAAACAACAAAGGATACCATCTTTACCTTGCCAACCCACGAAATAATGTCAATGACCTGCTCATCTAAATTCGATTGATTTTCCGATAAATAACTAACATATATACTTTGAGAAATGGTACGATCATTTGAAGATGGCTGAAACTCACCATATTCCAAAATAAAACAATGGTATCCCTCTTCTGTTAATTGCAATTCTTCATCTTCCGCTAGTTCATCCTCCACAACGAGTAGCTTGAATCCATTGTGAAGGGCTTCTCGAATTCCTGTTCGTTGCTCTTTCATCAGCTTTTTCGCTTTTTCATTCACGCGATTTCACCGCCTGTTGTAAATAAAAGTACAGGTATTGCTTATCCGCATCAGGATCAACTTTGATCACGTCATACTCGGTTCCATCCATGAATACCTTGAATTTATTTTTATTTCGCTTTCGAAAGGAAGGGGGATACAACGTTTTTACTTTTGCATCTAATCCCGTTGTTACAACGCCAACCATTTGATAGTCGCTATCTCGAATAGACATTTCCTGATACGCAAGCCTTCCTTCTTCCTGAAAGGTCTCACCGATTCGTTTCCCTTCTTCCGAACGCTCCGTTTTTTTATAACCATATGCGAGATAGCCATCATTAAAGGTTTCTCTATACGCTTTTCGAGTCATTTCTGACACCTACTCTTCCGATTGCCACATCTAAAATAAGCCTGGATAATTCATTTTTATAATTTTTCTCAAACTCATCACCTGCATTGTTATAGACATACCGACACCGTTCTAATAGCAACTCTTTCGGTGTTAACTCTTTTAAAAAGTCAAAAGACGCATTTGTTAAACTCGACAAATACGCCTCTCCTTTATCCAAAAGTTGTATTAAACTAGCATCCTCTTCATTCCAAGTGATTTTCAGCACATCTTTTAATTCTTGTAGTAACGGTTCCATACTCTTATCCTTGTGACGGTGGTGGAGCTTCTGTCACCGTTACCGTACAAGTTGCTTGTTTCGTCGAATCTGCTTTACTACTTATTGTAAGGATGGCGGTTCCTACTTTTACAGGCGTCACTTTTCCGCTCCCATTCACGGTCACGCTACTTGCATCACTGGATGCCCACGTCACATTTGGGTCGGCTGTTGCTGGTTGTACTTTTGCGACTAACGTAGCCGTTTGTCCCATCGTGATACTGAGTGTTTCCTTATCGAGTGCTACACTCGCCACTGCACTATACGCAGTTGTCACGGATATCGGTTCACTCTTCGGTGATTCCCCCGCTTCATTCTGAGCCGATACTTGATATTGGTAGGTTGTATGCGGCGTCAAACCTGTATCTGTAAAGGTTTTCTCACTCACATTCTCTTTCACTTTTACACCATTTCGGTACACATTGTAGGTTGTACTCATGTGATTCATTCCTTCCTGTTTCCCCTATTCCCTTATTTCCAGTTTATCTCCACTGTGTTCGCTGTTTGCTTCGAACTCACAAGGTTTTGGGGCGCATTAGGGTGTCACTGGTTTCGCTTCCAGCGCGGTAATATCAAACACCGTGAAGGAATCAAGATCTAATGGACGACCGTTTGCTAGTTGACGAATGAGATATAACCGTTGGTCTTCAATCATACGTATCGTATCATTTGATTCTAGCGTTTGCGTAGATGCAACTCCCATAAAATAATCTTTTGGCTTTCCTGAAATCATTGTGTTTACTGGCACCGCTGGTGATTGAACAATCGTTAAACCCGGTACACCAAAGTTGTCATAGGTCCAAGTTCCATCATCTTTACGCTTTGCACCGATAGGAAAGAATTTCGTTGCGTAATCTAATGGATTCAAGATAAGAGTGACGCCTGTATACCGCTTCATACCACCCTTTGTCGTAGGTGCCAAAATTTCCTTACCAATTGTTGCAGGTGTAAAGTCCTTTAACACGACTTTCTTTTTATCTGGATAAATACCGTCCGTCACAGCCCCTTTTAAATCTTTCAGCATACCAATCGGCTGTTTTTTTCCTGTTCCCATCACGATTACTCTTTCAAGTTCTTCCGCTACGACTTCTTTCATAAAGGCACGAACATATTTATCTAACCAACTTGGCCCTAATTCAAACATCGCTTTACAAACCACTAAGAACCCGCTCAGTTTGAACATGCCTTGATCAATTGTTGTGAAACCCTCATCAATCATTTCTTTAATTGCCTCGCATACATCGCCCCAATAAGCTGAAGGTGCCCCTTCTTTTCTCACGATCCATTGCGTTGTTGCCCCTACCGTTTGAAAGTTAACAAGCGATAATAACGGATGTTCTTTTTCGAGATCCTCAAACACGCGTTCAAAAATCGTTGGTGGCATTAATTTGGTCACTTCATCAAAAGATTGCACTTCAATCGCTGCGTTGTAAAATTTCTTTTCCTCACTTGTTAACACGCGCACACCACGAGAAGCTAACACTTGCGCATCCCAATTTTCATTTTTGGCTTGTTGTGCTTCATCGATAATTCCATTCATCATGTCTTGGAAATGCTGTATATTATGTTCCATGTTTGTTACGATGCGTTCAGCGACCGCTTGAGCATCACCTGTTTCCAGTGCCTCTTTTACATTCGTAATCTGTGATTCCTTATTTTTTAATACACTTCGATCTAAATTTTTAATCGTCATGATATTTCCCTCCTAATTTTAGGCAATTAAAAAACGCCTCTTATGTGCGCTTAAATTTGGTCAGTATATTTTCATTTGAACCTGCTACAATTGGTTCACTTTGCTTCTTTTGATTACGGAACTTTTGTAGCACATGATTTTTAAATTCCTCTGGGTCTACCACATCATTATCTCCTACCTGTTCATTCACCTTATGAGCCAATCCAATTTCTACAGCTTCATTGGCAGTAAACCATGTTTCATTCGCAATCATTGTCTCTATTTCGGAACGTTCACCCTTGTAACGTGTCATATAAATATCCGCAATGGACTTATCTATTCCTTCCAGAGCGTTTAGTGTTTTACGAATGTCTAGCTTTGTTCCCCATGTCCATGTAGAAGCTTCATGAATCATCAGCATAGAACCCGTATTCATAATGAGTTCGTCTGCTGCCATTGCGATAACAGATGCGGCACTTGCGGCCAACCCATCTACGTGAATGATCACTTTTGCGGGGTGGTGTTTCAGTTGATTATAAATCGCAATCCCATCAAATACGTCACCACCAGGACTATTTAAGTGGATGTTGATTACATTTGCTGCAGTAGCTTGTAAGGTTTTCTCTATATCAACTGCTGATGTAGAATCATTCCACCATGATTCACCAATATCACCATATATCGTGATATCCAGCGCATCCGCTTTCGCTTCTGCCTGAAAGGCATGCTGCACATTCGCTAAATGATTATATTTTTCATTTTTATACCGTCTCATCCTGTTCATCCCCTCCCAGTGAATTCGCTTCTTGATAGTTTTTCGTCACATGCCTTCTGTTTGCCCATTCCTCATCAATCGGCTCTTTCCCAAGCATCATTAAGACATCGTTAATGGTTAAACCACCAATCGCAAATAATTTATCCATTGCGGTCGCCATTTTTGTAATATCAACCACTTTTATCTTGGTTGTGTCCATTTTTACATACGTACGTGCGAGATATTCTTCTTTTTTGTACATCTTCCGGTTACATTCGTCTTGAATCAATTCCGCTATCGGGTGAATACAGAAGGCTAAAAAAGAATCCATTTGGTTTTCAATATCCGCCACATCCCCTTTTAAAATGCCAATCGGCACATGAAAAGCCGTTGCAACATAACTGAATATGTCATGGATTAAATCACTGATATCACGGCTCGTACTGTTATTTGCCACACCATTTTTACTATCACTCATATCTTCAAACTCATAATCCTTTTGTAACTGAAAAGCAGAACCCACTTTATCCGCATTAAACCAATTTTTTAACTGTCCCTCAAACATTTCATCAATCGCTGCTTGCGTTTCCGGATCTTGCGGTCTTAAAAAATCCCCTTTAATTAACAAGCGCTTATTATTTTTTCTTTTATAATAATCTATGGAAGAGGCAAGCAATTTCCCAAAACTGTTGTACATGCCATCGATCACTTCCATGATATTGCGATCGTTTAATTGAAAATGAAATACTTCCGATTCGGTAAAAGCTTTCTCAAAGGTGAAATCACCGATGGTGATGTTGTTATAGATGTTTTCTTTTAATGCGAACGTCGTACAGTCAAAGGAATCCGCAATATAGAGTTGTTCATTTTGCATGATGACGACACATTCGTTTTCCATGATTAAATGATTGACCAAGCTATGCATAAATTCCGCTGCATTCTGATTTTGATTTGGTTGCACATTTAATAAATAGTGATTTTCACCACGTTTTTCTTTCCCTTTTTCGAACGTTTGGAATTCACACCTCGTTAGTGCATTCGCAATGATATCAATACACGTTTCTACGGCTAACTTTTTATAGTAATAATCCACACTTAATTCATACAGACATTCTTTCACAGATAACGTGTTACCGTTTTTGAAAAATCCATTTATCCATTCTCTTATTCCCACATTCTCACCGCCTATACATTAAAGAATCGAAAGATTTTTCTTACATTCTCTTTGGTTAACACGCTCGATTCTTTCAGCTCGCTATCGCAATTAAGCGCATGGATCAACGCAAAGAAACCATCTGTTTTGCGTTTTTCTTTATCAATTTTGCAATACTCTTTATTTCCGTTTCCCTTTTCATCAACAAACACATTCCCAACATACCAACGCATTAACGGGTCATCACCAAAGACGATTATTTGTTTGATAAACATTTCATCAATTAAAGGAGCTAATTTGGCATGAGTGACAGGTCCACGTCTTACAATTTCAAGTGGCATACCTGTTTCTTTGAACTTCTCGTCCATAATGGAAGAACGGAAACTATCACAAGCAACCTTCTTAATATGAAATATCTTCGCCTTCTCAAGAAACCAATTGATGACACGCTCCGCATCGATGGATTTATCATACACAATCGTACAGAGTCCTTTTTGCTTCGCAATCTCAATGATATCAGGATTAATATCTTGTACTTGCAAAGCCATATGATGAATAAAGGTATGGTGCATCCAATACCTCTTTCCCTCCTGCTTAAACAACAAACCTACCGAGCAGAAATCTCGGACATCCGCAAAGTCAATACCGCCTATCGCTTCCATACCTTGTAACTGTTCTGGAAACGGTTGATTTGTTGCTAATCTATCTTCATATGTAGCAACTTCTCTTCTTGAATCTGCTACTGGTGAATTCATTCGTTTTGTCATAAATTCAATACGTAATGAACTGTTTTTCTGCATATCATAGTATTCTTGGCGCATTTTTTGTTGCAAGGATATATTGTATCGGTATGATGGATTCGCTTTTTCCCACATTTCTTCATTATCTACTTCGGATGGATCATCTAATTTACAAATAAACGGGAATAATGTGGAATCTGGTAATTCTTTATTTAATACTGCTCTCGCTTCTTCTTTTAAATCATCCAGGACACCGCCACGAACATAACCATCGGTAGAAATATAAAATATTCGTGGGTCTTTCTTTTTACCAAGACCTGAAGTAAATACCTTTACATTTTTGTAATTGTCATATTCATGTATCTCATCAAAAATAACAATGCCCGAACGCTTACCGTCTTTTGTTCTTGCGTTTGATGTATTGTATTCCATTTTTGATTTTGAACGTTTATGCTGAATCAATGTTTGAGATTTATAAAAAATCTTCTTCATTTTCTTTTTATATTCGCGTTGATCTAACACGTTATAAACATCTTCAAATGATGTTTTTGCTTGCGCTTCAGATGTTGCGACAATATCGATATCATAATTCGAAATTCCATGATGTGATGTAAGCATATAAAAACTAATATAGGCAACCCATCCGTTTTTTCCGCCACCACGTCCCAATAAATCTAAAAAACGATCGAACATCAGTCGACCGTCATCGTATCGAACGCCAAATATAAATGCATTGCAAAACTTCTGCCAAGGAAATAACTCAAATGGAAAATACGGTGCTGGAACACGTACTGATTTTTCAATCGCTTCTGCATCAATTAGAACTCCTGGTTGATTTAACTTCCATCTTAAAAATTCCATAAGTTGTTTTTGTTCTTTACAAGCCTCTATTTCTCCACTTTCAACCATTCGCATGTAATCATCAATATAGGGATGATAATTATACATCTTCGTCATCATCATCTTCCTTTTCTAATTCGGTTGCTTTCAATCCTAGTTCAGCTAACAGTTTCAACATCTGTGCATTCGTTTTATTGAGTTCACTGATACTTTCATTCTTCTTTTTGCCCTGTTGTTTTCCATTCGACCAATCCACAACAACACCACGTGTTTGAATATCCAGGATTAGATTGTTTTTAATGTCCCAAAGTGCCATATAATCCGATACTAAATCGACATAATGAGCACCAAACGTTCCGTTCTCCTGCAATTGATTCATCAAATCTTGTGTAATGGTCTCTTGTAACGGATTGATTTTCATTTTGGATTTTGTGTGCACCCTATTCTGATTGGATGCAACCTTTTTCGTTTTGTGTGCGCTCTCTCTTTGCCAGTTATATCTTTTTTTCCAGGACTTCACGGTATTGATAGAAACTGCATATTTCTCTGCTATGTCCTTATACTTCATACCGCTTAAATAGTCGCTGTGTGCAGCTTCTTGGTGTGTTGAATGATTATTCATCCATCTTCACCACCTCTTTCCATCCATCGAATGTAGGGCAATTTGAAACGAATGTAACAAGGATGCATCCTCGTTTTTGTGTGCACCCCTCCCCCTCACGTGAGAAAATCAAAAAATATTTTTTCCGACGTCCTCCTCCCGTTGACTGTTCCTCCAGATAAAAGCCAAACTTTTTGACCCGGGGGAATTCAGGAAACAAACTCAAAGTAACGCTCCATAAAATCCAAAATAAAAAAGACTTCCTCACCAGAAATCTTTAACGTATCTTTCGTAAATATTAATTTCTCTTTCTCTTGTAATCTTTTTCTTACATCACTAAGCTTCAGTCGCTTACACTTCCTTAGATTCACGCAATCTCTTATCTGACAATAACGCCAATAAGAATACTTTCTAAACTGATTCAGCATGTCACGCTCGTATGACGTACGCTCATCCTTCTCCTCATATTGCATCATCAAGTCTGTATCGAATGTCCAGCTATCATCTACGATAATTATAGCTACCACCGTTCTTCACTAAAGAACGTAGGTTTACGATTACGAATCATCTTATCCTTACCATCCGCAATGTTATGGCAACGCACACAAAGGTATTCCAGATTGTCTAAGTCTAAGGCAAGATGTGGATGCGTCTTCACTGGTTTGATATGGTTCACATCCATCTTCGTCTTACGTCCTCGCTTATCCAATGTAGCTCGTGTCGTTACCGTCCCTTTCTGTTTGCAATGCTCACATTCATTCTTAGCTCGCACAATTACCTTTAATCTTAAACCTCTCCACCCTTTAGACTTATAGAACTTCATAAGCTTACCTTCTTTTATAAGTTGAATAAGTTCGGCCTCATTCATCTTCCATCACTCCTCGTATTAAGCAATTTCTCACAATAAAATGATACCAAAACATTAATTACATTTCCATCAGCACATACTTTGGCTGTTTTACTTTATATAGAACGCACAAAAGAATTATAATAATCTAAAAACAACTGTTTCCACCTGCTTTTGACTTATTATATTGTAACACTCTTATATCTCACTACTAAAAATCACCTGCTATCTAATGCATTTATATAAATAATATATATAAGTCCTCTTTAAACATTCTCCATACCTGCACTTGTTCGAGTACAAGTTATAACGATTGTAAAAATATCATAGTCATGTCGAAAGTATAAGTAGGACTTATATTTATAAAATCGATTGCTTTTACTTAAAATTGGTTATCATACTAGTAAATCCGTTTTTTCTTGGGATAGTTTGAGTTACTAGCATTCCTGATACTTAATAATAAAACGTATTTTAGTAGTAACGTTCGCTATCATTTTTATGTTAAACTTAATTCTTTAAAGCGATCTAAGTTATGATAATATCCTATATCTCCCAATCCCTTCGCACTATACGAGTATACTTTACCTAGATTATCTCCCCACAGACTAATTGAATCTTGTTTAATACGGTAATTATGAATGTAATTATCATACTTTTTTACCTTGTCACGAATTATTTTTCCCATTACTTTTGCTTGATAAGGACTGATAACAGGAAAAATAAAAGGTGATAGCCCTGGGGCATTAAAGGTGATAGTAAAAGTGTTATTCGACTGAAATAAAGATTGATCAATTATCTCGCTTTGAACCCATTGTGCTAAATAGCCACCAAGTGAATGACCCGTAAAATATACATTATGAATCAACTTTGCATCTTTACTAATGAGATTTCTCATATAATTGACAGCATCTTCAGCTTGTAATCCTCCAACATTACCAACTACCTGTAATACATCCTCTATATAATCCAAGGTATCGGCGGTACCCCTAAACGAGAATGTATAATCATATAATTCAGATTCAATTTCTGTATAATAACGTTTTCTATATACATATGCAGTAAAAGAAGTACCCGGATTTGTATATTTTTTATATAGCTTCCATGCACCAGGGCTCTCAGAATCAATTTCTTTATTATAATATGCATTTTCCGCCATATAAAGAAGTTGATTTACAAAAGAGGGTGTATCACTTTGTTCTTCCAAAATAAAGTGATCCTCTTCATTCTGGCAGTTATTCTTTTGTTCCACTATTTGTATTCGATTTGGCAATGAAGGTGACTCCTCTGGTTGTACTTGATTTCCACTACCTTTATCACCTTCTTGTACACTAGTTTGCGATTCTTCCGTATCATTACTAAACTCTTTTTTTGGCAATGTAGCTCTCTCCCTTGCATACATAATTTCTTTAAAGCTAGTTGCATTTTGATTCTTTCTAAAAGGAGAATAATAGCCAACTGTTATTACCAATATATAGTCTCTCCTTTCTATTAGAATATTCACAGTATACATTCCATGCTTATCCAAATGCCTACTTTTACCTTATTAATAACTATCATTGGGTAATTTTTGGACCAAATCATTTTATATAACACATTAAATGATTTTAAATAGGTTTATTGAATTTGATACAGTATTCACCTATACAATGAACGGCTGGATTTTTGAAACGAGTTATAGAATGCGATTAGTTAGAACTTACAGATGCATAGATTAAAAAAGTTATAACAAAAGAAAAATAATCGCTTGTATGAATGCTACGAAGCGATTACCTTGCATCTAAAAGGATATCAATCCGCCGAAACTACTAATCCGGAAACGCCTTATTTTCCAGGTAAACTACCCTTACACTCATACATTCAGTCTTCCGATTCGTCAACTGTGATTTCATTGCCTCATCCTTGTATTTATTTGTTATTATTTTGTACATTCATTACGGCGAATAAAATTTTATTCTTCTCTCAGTTAACCATCACAACAGACACTTTTAGCAAACTTATCAGGTTCCCCTCATTCCGTCTACCTAGGATGTTGTTAACTCAAAGAAGAGCAAAAGCTCTCCTTAATAACGGTATCATTCAATCGTTGCCATCTGCTGGTTTCGGATTTTATGTGCCATCATTATGAAATCGTTTAGACAACATATAGTTTATAAAGGAACATTATGAGTTGTGTTTTCCGCCACTTCTCACAATACATATAAATGCTAGTTTAAATATGTACAGTCACACTTAAATAAACATGTACATTTTCAACAAGATTATACATACTAGCTCCGAGGTGGTTAGTATGTATATCAAACTAGATATTTCAACAGAATTTGAGATTAAAAGTCTTACAGACTTATCGAATTTAAAAAGTTTAATGGAGAACTTAAAGATGAAAGTAAATAAAAGTAAGTTAGCAAGAGAATTAAATGTTGATCGACGTACCATTGATAAATATATGAATGGTTTTACGCCAAAGGGTACAAAAAAGAAAACATCAAAAATTGATGTACATTATGAAGTAATTGTAGATCTTTTATCAGATACGTCTAAACAAACCTTCTATTATATGCGAGTACTATGGCAGTATCTAACAGATAATCATGGCTTACAATGTTCACAATCTAATTTTCGTGCTTACATTAATAAAAAACCAGAATTCAAAAAGTATTTTGAGGAAGGAAAACGAACTGTTTCAAACCATTCGGGAAAAGTTCGATATGAAACCCCTCCTGGTGAACAAGCACAATTAGATTGGAAAGAAAGTATCAAATTTGAAACAAAAGATGGTGAAATCATCTATGTAAATGTGGCCGTACTTTTATTGTCTTATTCAAGGTTTAGAGTGTTTCATTTAAACATTTCAAAGTCTCAAAGTGTATTACTATCATTTATAACAGAGGCATTTGAAACGTTTGGTGGTGTACCGAAGGTAATCGTTACAGATAACATGAAAACTGTAATGGATGAAGCACGAACAGAACACTTTTCAGGGACAATTAATAATAAGTTTGTACAATTTGCCCAAGATTTTGGTTTTAAGGTACAACCTTGTATTGCAGGACGTCCAAATACAAAGGGGAAAATAGAAGCACCAATGAAGCTTTTAGATGAAATTCATGCCTATCAAGGCAAATTCAGTTTTGAAGAGCTACACGATTTCGTACAAAAGTTATGTACAAGAATTAATCAAACGTTTCATCAAGGAACTGGAAAGATTCCTATATTCGCTTTAAAGCAAGAAAAAAATCTCTTACAGCCACTCCCTCAGAGTACGATAAGAGATTCCTATAAGATTAAACATAAGCTTGTAAAAGTGAATTCATCAGGAATGATATCTTACAAATCAAATCAATACTCAGTGCCACCTGAGTATCAAGGTAAGACCGTCGGTCTACAAGTTTATGATAATCAAATTTATGTTTATCATAACATGAAGTTAATCGTACAACATAAAATCAGCCAATCTAAACTCAATTATAAAGAAGATCATTATAAAAAAGCATTGGCGAAGTCATTACCTAAATATCCGAATATCGACAATTTAGCGAAACAAAATTTATCCGTAATTGGTGAGGTATATAAAAATGAACAATAGCTATCAACAATTAACAACAAACCTAGAATATTTAAAGCTAAAACAAATGACTCAACATTTAGGAGAAGTTGTTGACTTTAGTATTAATAACCAATTGTCATTTGTGGAAGCGCTGGTTAAGCTGACAAATTATGAAATTGACGTAAGAGAACAAAATATGATTTATTCTATGGTGAAAATGGGGGCATTCCCTCATCGAAAGGAGGTTGATGTATTTGATTTTGAATTCCAACCAAGTATTAATAAACAGCAAATCTTAGATTTTATTTCCCTACGTTTCTTAGAACAAAAAGAAAATATAGTATTTTTAGGCCCAAGTGGTGTTGGCAAGACCCATTTAGCAACATCAATTGGTATAGCAGCAGCTAAAAAACGAACAAGCACTTATTTTATTAAATGTCATGATTTACTTCAAAATTTAAAACGTGCAAAAATTGAGAATCGTTTAGAATCTCGATTAAAACACTATACAAAGTATAAATTACTTATCATTGATGAAATTGGGTATTTACCAATTGATCCGGAGGATGCAAAACTATTCTTCCAACTCATTGATATGCGTTATGAAAAACGAAGTACGATCTTAACTACGAATGTTAATTTTAAGTCATGGGATGAAGTGTTCCAAGATCCTAAAATTGCGAATGCCATACTAGACCGTGTCTTGCATCATGCCACAGTTGTGAGCATTGTGGGGCAATCGTATCGAATTAAAGATCATTTCAGTAAAGAAAATGACTAAAATTTGTACACGTTTAAACAAGCGAAAATGTACATGTTTATGTTGACATTTACACAATACAAATATATCATGTTAAAAACCAAAACGTGTCCGTAAATCGTTCGCAAATAGTCCGCAGATAGTTCACGAATAGTTCGCGTTTTTGATTTATGTATTTTTTCACATCGTTTTTCAGCCTCTTTTCGCATAGTTTTGAATAAATATGATCTTTAATCCTTGAAAATGAATTAGCTATAAACTGGATTGTGTTAAATTCACCTATTCCGTTTAACCTTATATATATCAATCTCTTTCACATTTTATAAAAATGAATTTGACACTTTCAGTTTAAAGCTAATTCAATAAGTGATAAAAAATAAAGGAGCTAGATTCTAAACTTCCTTTGATAATCATTTAATGTATCTTGCTCCATCCCAATGTATCTCAATGTTTCTTTCTGATCTGTATGATTTAACATCTTTTGCAAAGCAACTACATCTTTAAATTGTTTGTAATGGTGATAACCATATGTCTTTCTGAGTGAATGAGTACCAATACGTTCCAATCCAAACTCTTCTGCAGCTTGATTCAATATTACATATGCCATTGCACGAGTAATCGGTTTATTTTTTCCGTTCCTACTCTTCATCAGGTATTCGTTCTTTGGCTTTCCTTCCGTATAATTTCTAATAGCTCTCTTCAGCTCTGAAGGCATCTTCACATCCTTGATTTTCCTTGTTTTCTTTTCCCGTATTACAATATTCCATCCTTCTACATCACGAACACATAAACGTAATATATCCGATATTCTGAACCCTGTATTAATACCAAGAAGAAACAGAATGTAGTTCCTCTCATTCTGCTCCTTATAAAACTCTTTTATTTCTTGTATTATTTCTTTATCTCGAATCGGCTGTACAATGTTCATACTACTTCTACCTCTTCATTTTGCGCCCTTTGTTCAAACACTTCTTTTCGCAAACTGAAAGCTAAACGTAATAAAGCTTTTCCTTTCACTTTATAATAAGTTGTTCTGCCTAACTTCACTTCATCCATTATGTCTGGATCGTATCCTTTCTCTTCCTCCATATAATACATATGAATGATTTGTCTTTCTCTTTTGGGTAGCCTGTTAACAGCTCTATGAACCCAATTCATAAATTTATCTCTGGCCATTTCATATTGTACTCTTTCAATTGCTATGTTTTCTGTAGAACTGTTGCATTCATTCGTTACAGATGGAGGAACAATTGAATACGATGCGGTTACCTTAGGTAAAATGTCACTTGGCATTTGAGATACATACATACGATACTCCTCAAATACTTTTTCAACTTCATTTTTTGTCTCTTCTTCATCTAAAACGGGCATTTTAAATGCTAATTGTTTATTCATATTACATTCCTCCATTGTTATTATTTTTGTCTCCATGCTCCACGTCTGCGTTCATAACGTGGTCCATGAACTCCCATTAACTCTTCAATTTCACGAGTGGTTAGCTTTTCCTCTCGCTTTTTCTTCTGTTTCTTTTTCAATTGGTTCGATTGCTTCTTCCATTCACATAGTTGATCTTTTAGTGCCTTCATTTTCCCCATCCCCCTTGCAAAATAAGAAAGAGGACACCCTTTCTTAAAACAGCTGCATTGCTGTTCTAAAAATTGGTGTCCTCTAGTTTTCTAGCCGGACTGTATTTATTTCATGATGCTAGGTTGTATAAAAAGATTCCGCCAAGCCCTATCTAGTCTGGCTTTTTCTTCTTTTTGCATTGCCTTTGTACGACGAGCGATTGCCTTTTTTAATTTCTTTTTCTTCATCTTAGCCAAAACCTTCACTCCTTCTACTAAAACACCCTTATTTTCCATTTCCGGGCATTTACATTCAAACATAATTAAAATGTGAATTGTACCTGTTCACTACTGTTTACAAAAGGATTATTTTGTAGAAATTAATTGATTAAGTGCTCCGTACTTCGCATTATTAGTTTTAATCCATAAATCAATTTGTTCTTTATTTTTATCAATTCTTTGTTTTGCTTTTTCTACTGCAAACCATCTTTTAAATGATTTTGTAATCCCGTAACCAGAAGTTGATTCATACTATACATACGCCATCCAAGGGATCTTTTTCTTCACTATTACAAGTATGAGTAAGCGTGAGGAAATTTTCCCGTAAAACAGCTAATGAAAATTAGCTGTTTTTATTTTGCATACATTCGCAGTACTGAGGTATACCAAACGTACATTATTATGTTTTTTCTTATTCATTTGTCAGCATTCGTAGGAACTCTCACAACAGGGTTTCCCTTTTTCATTTAAATCCTACTTCTAATTTAAACACCCTAAGACCACTTTAAACGTATTACTACTCATTCGATACCTACGACATTCTAAAAAGATTCAAATGCAAACTTGCCCTGTTTTATGAGGTCAATTTTTCTAAAACGAGATTTAACTCGCCTCCTTATCCATTTCCGGAATAATGCCTCGCTTTGCTAACATATCATGGATAAACAACCTACCCTTTTGCGTCCATCGTGTATTCATCTTTATAGATTTACTTCCATCCGAATGTGTGACATCAATCGTTTGGGATTTTGTATAGCCTTTATTCTGATGTTTGGCATACAGCAGCCATTGGTTGTTTACTTTGTACTGTACTTTTTCATCTTTTAGAATTTTATTCAACCGAACAGCAGACAACCCATAATCGGCTGCAATTTGTGAAACGGTTACTGTATCTTTTGACTGAAGAATTTGATCGAGGTATGTAATCTTAGATGCGTTTTCTGCGACTTGTTGGGTTAACATGAGATTCTTTTGTTCGGCCACTTGTCTTGCTTGTTGTTCGTGCTTGAGTTGAGATGCAAGACCAATCAATAAATCCGGGTCTTGTAGTAATGCGTTAATCGTCGGTGGCGTCATGTATACCCCATGTTTTCGAATCGTTGGAAGCACTTCTTCAAATACCCATTTTTCAAATTGTTCCGCTTGCGGGAGTTTGGATTTGACAATGAGACGGTAAAGATTGGGTTCATTGATAAATTTCTTTACCTGCTTACCACTATTAGTAGGGACTACCGTTTCGTTCATCCCTTCTTGTTTACAATGGTCTCTAATCGCTTTGTGCGGATTCGCATATCCAAGTACCTTCGCAACCTCTGTCGCTGGAAAGTACTCTTTTCTATCTTTGATAAGAATCTCTAAATTTCCGAACATATTATGCGCGAATGTTTGCAACTGCGTCATTTTTCATTCTCCTCGTCTTTACGAATATTCTTTTTCACGTTACACATACTATCTACGAGTCAGCTACACTCTTTCAAAACGGAGTTTTACCCCTCCGGACTGTTTAAGGACACGGCAGGTAATTTGGTCAATTACCTGCCATTTTCTATGCAAATAACGCTTTTGTTTAGTTTTACTCTTCAAAACTTCATCATACAAACTCATAAAAGTAGTTTATTTATTGCTTGTCTGCAACTTAATATCTGGAATAATTTCTTCCGGTCTAAACAGTACTTTGTAATGGTATGCATCTTCGTACTTAGCATCTGTTTGTTCAATGAAGTAACTTACATTATCACTTAATCCAAGGTAATGTTTCTTATATTTACCATCACCAGTCTTGCAAGTTACAGCTATCTTCTTCCCATCACCAGCGTCTAAAGCGCATAATCCCTCAATACTTAAAAGGTATTTATCAGTTATACCATTGAAGAACACTACTCTTCGTTGAACCTCAAATGAATCAGCTGATTTAGATAAATTTTGTGAAACTGTATCTGCTTCTGTACTACAACCTGCTAAACCCGTTATTGCCATAATAGACATTAAACCTGTAATTATTTTCTTTTTCATTTTCCGCTCCCCATTTCTTAACAAAATTCAAATTTTATCGCTTAAACTTAACGGTAGCTGTTGTTTGTGTATGCGTTACCTTTCCATTTACCCAATATACAACTTGTTGTCCATATCTGCTTTCTGGCGGTTTTAAAAAAATGATTTTCCCATCTTCCACAATGTAGATGCCGTTCGTTTTCATGTCTATTTCACTTTTCATTTATGCCCGTTCTCCTTTGCATATGCTTGGCTATTACACAAAATACAAGACCTCTCTTGCTGGAAAACACCTTTAGTCCAGCTCCATAATTTCTTTCAACGTTCGATTGGACACATATACTTTAATGATTTGAATTCTCCCGTATGTTTCTACTGCCTTTTCTTTTGCTTCAGCCTCTGTATTTACTTCAAACCAACGTAACTTCTGCTTTTCATCTCGGTCAAAAAATTCTACTGCGTAAGTTGGTGTAACCAACTGATTGGAAAGGAATTGTTCAGAAGTACTGTATGCGGCATAATCCATGGTTCCTACAACGTCTTCAAAGGTTAATTGTTTCATGCCCCTAACCCCAACGCTCTTTTTTCAATCGCACCTTTTCTTGCTAAATCCATAATAAGTAGCGCAACTTCGTCCGGATCTCTTTGTAATTTCTCACTGATTGCAAATATACTCTCATTGTTATTCCATGCCTCTTTCACTCGCCATACCTCGTCTTCATCCCAAAACATATCCATCTCCTCTAATGCAATATAGAGGTTGCACCGTTCCTTCTTCATGTATTTTCGATTCTGTGCGGCCATCGTATAATTTTCTATCTGTAAATTTGTCCGTTCTCCCATTCACTTTTTCCTCCTATGTCGGTCTTTTTAAAATTTCGCAATCGATAATTTTCACCATGCATATGTAGCACTTCGGCATTTTCCATCATTCTGCTAAAATCTCGTTCCCCGTACATTCCCCCTAATTCTTTTACCGTAAAATTCGTAGTAAATAACGTACTTTTTCCAACACGGCTATCCACAATTTCATTCGTCTTCGTTTGTTTCCACGTTACGCCCTCTCTGTCCTTTTCTGTAAATTCCGCTCCAAAGTCATCCAGAATCAATACATCTACCTTTGCCAAGAGTGACATTAGTTTTCCTTCTGTCATATCGCTATTTTTATGCCATGTTTCCTTAATCTTTGTAAACAACATGTTCATCTGAATAAACAGTGCACTGTGCCCTCTTTTCATAAGTTCTTTTGATGCCGCTACACAAAGATGACTTTTCCCTATCCCATACCCGCCTGTAAGAATGCGACTTGTTGGTTCTGTTTGAGCAAATGTGTCCACAAAATGTTTCATGTCCTGTTTCGCACCCGATAACGATTTGTTCGGTGGTTTGTAATTTTCAAACGTTGTTTTTTTCAACTTCTCGTTGATTAAACTATGATCTGCAAACGAATCATACAAGTCTACAATTTCCTGTTTCTGCTTGATTCGTACTGTTTCTTCCGCTAACCGTTGGTCTTCCTGTTCCACTACCCTACAATGCGGACAAAATTCTTCTTTCGTTGCTAGATCCAGCAACATCCGTTTGTTACAAACATCTTTGAACTGATTTTGTCCAACTACAAATGTATTTTGGCATCGATTCGCTGACACGACATACTGTTTCGTCCACTCTTTAAAAGTCGTATGCTTCGATGAAGTTATTGTCTTTCCGAGCGATTGCATGACTCGTTCCTCCTCCATTTGGTCCGTTTGGATCCACTGCTACTTCGTTTACATAACTTTCAAATTTCGTTCCAAATAGCGTTTCTGGTCGTATATACTGATGCATACGTACATCGGTTATCCACTGCGCTGTTTTTTGATCAATGACTTTCTGGAAATCTGATAAAATAAATCCTTCTTTCCATCTCGCCTTGATTAATGTTCTGGTTTTCGTGGTTTGATGTTTAAATGATTTATTGGCTTTTTTATTCAAATACAAAATAATTTCTTCGTAGGGGATGGCGTCTTTTGACCCCGTTTCTCGGTCAGAAGACATTGTATCTTTTAATGTAATCTCTGTAGTAGTCTTTGTAGTAATCTTTGTTAAAGAATTTACCCTTTCGGTAAGTTCCATTTCACCCAAAGGTGCATTTGGAATTTCCCCAAAGGTCAAAATGGATTTTACCCTTTGGTTTAATTCAGAAATATTGAGTTGAATATGATGTGTGGGTGCCCCATTAAACTTAAACTTTTGCACCGTAACAAACCCTTTTTCTATTAATTTTTTTATCGCTCGGTCATATTGTTTGGGTGTAATGCGAATCTCGTTTCCCCAATCTTCTCGGCTTTTCGCAAGCCAAAATTCGCCGTTCTTTTTCACTTTCAATTTACTCTTTCCCTGCTCATTCGGCAGATACCAATACACAATTTGCCCTAGCAAAATTCCAGCTATTAAATCGCCTGTGATATCTACATAAGCATGACGTACTGTAAAACCATTCCTTGCGAAGGTTTCTAACTCAAATATCTGATCACTCATCTCCTGCCCTCAGTCCTTTCGCAAATTGCAAACCCATTCTCTATCCTTACGATGCGATATCCGGCATACCAAGTCGGTATACGTTCTATATACCGATGCGCCATTCTATCCCTATCTCGTTCTGTCTTTTCTCCCGTATACACCCATGCTGGAAGTACAACCTTTATGTTGCTAGTTTCTGTGAGCATAGGATTTCTTCTCCTTTACTAACACACACTACTTTGTTATACTGGAAGAGCTTTCGGGTAACTTGATCTTTTTCCATTTGGTATCTTGCTCTATATTAGTAACTTGGATAGGAAGACCTAGTTTCGGGTCTTTTTGTCTTATTGGAAACATTGACATACAGATATTTTAGAATATATCTGTTACACTGGTTATGATGTGTGTTAATTCACATCAAATACTATGACTATGTACAGAAGAAGTCCTATTTATAGGGCTTTTTCGCATGTATCCCCCACTTCGGACAGCGCAATACCATGCGCCCTCTCCACAACATCCGCATTCACACCGATACTTTTCAAGCGGTGAACAATTCCTTTTATACGTTTACGTTCCTCATCATGCTTTTCTTTCGCACGATAGAGTGCTGCCAATTCCCTTCGGGCTAATCGGGCTTCTTTAATCCAGATGCAAAACTGATAGGGATCATTCTTTTTGAGTGCTTCTACTTGTTTTTGTTCGCAATGGTTTAAGAATTCATCGAGTATTTGTTTCTTTTGTAAGTCTTTTGTTAGAACTGATTTGGTCATGTTGGTTTCTCCTCTTCTTTACATGCAGTAACAATGGACACATTTACCAGTATTTTTTAAGATTGATTCATGATATTTTAAAAATAAATAGAATACTTTGACACTCATTTAATTTGTATTCTATTGCATAGATACCGTATTCTCATTAACCACCCAGTAAATGGTATCGGAAAGCCCTTTATAGGGCTTTTTTCTTATGTTTTATGCATAATTGCATATTATTTATCTATATAGGTTTAGAGAAGTTATGCTATAATACATTCGTGTAGAATACTCACATTCCATGTTGACGGCTCTAGCATTCCGCTAGAGTCCTTTTTTCTTTTTCACACACTCTACGCACTTGGAATGACTCGTACCCGATTCGTATGACGATGAACCAAATGTAGTCGTCCATCTGCCTTCTTATAGATCAACCAATTATCAGGATTTAAGCTGTACGAATTCATATGCATTTTCTCTCGCTTCGTTGGTCGTTTACCATTTTTCACTTGTTTTCCCTCCCTCTATTTCTCAAACAGCTCGTCCACTGTTGTTTTGAAGTATTTTGCTAGTTTTTGAGCCTCTTTTAAGGTAAAATCACTTTTACCGTGTTCCTTAGCAAAATATGTTCTTGGTGCAATATGAATCAAATTTGCTGCTTTCTCTTGTGTCATGCGTTGCTCTTTTCTAGCGATGTATAGATTTTTATGCATAGTATCGCTCCTTGTTTAATAATTTTGCCTATATTAACATCAGGTTAACAAAAACGCAAAAATAATAAAAACTTCATGTTAACATTTTTGGATTAACTCGTCTGTAGATATGTTATATAGTTGCGATAATTTCCCTAACTTTTCTACACTTGGTTGCCTTTTTCCTTGTTCTATGTAACAATAACCACTCTTAGTACAATTCAAGTAATTAGCCACGTACTGTTGCGTATAGCCAAAAGAATTCCTTAGACTTTTTGCTTGCTTTGCATTAAATTTTATCATTCATCTCACCCTAATTTATTTCGATAAAATAATCATACAACTTCGTTAACATCACGTCAACGATGAAGATGAAATTTATTCTATTTATTTTTATTGTTGTCTCTTAGTTAACTTTTTGGTATATTTTATATATAATGAGTGATAAGGGAGACCTATACAGATGGAGAATATTATCGGGAAAAGAATTAAAGAGATCCGTCTTTCGCTTGGTTACAGCCAACAACAATTTGCAGATCACATAAAGATCAGTAAACCTATGATTTCTTATATAGAATCTGGAAAAAAGACCCCCTCTAGAGAAACTGTATCGAAAATAGCTAACATATCTAATATCTCATCAGATTATATAATGGGATTATCAAACGATAAGCAACCAGATGCAATCCCCCTTTCGGAAGTTCAATTAGATTTAAAATATTATATTGACAAAATTGAAAAGTTCGATGATGAGACAAAGGATTTCGCCATAAAAAAAATTAAAGCTCTCATTTCTGCATTAGATTTAGAAATCTATAAATAAAACTGGTGGTTAATAGCACAATGCTAACAACCACCAGTTTTTTAATTTCCTTTAGCGATTCCGTCCCCTTCACATTGTAGTAAAAGTTTATCAATTTCTTTTAACGTGAGAATTGCTGGTTCAACACCATCTTTAGCAAAATTTATTAATATTTCTATCTCTTTTTTATAGTCCATTCAAATACCCTCCATCTATTGGTTTTACATTGATAATAATTCACAATGATTCGTTTTTTATTTTTTTACATAAAAAATCGAATTGTCCTTAAACGTACGAAATGCGATTATCCTTTGAGATAATCGCATTTCGTACGTTTAAACTATTTAATTTTACAAACCCCCGCCTCCTGGTTCGCTATAATACTGTTTTTCTATTGAAATTTGTTTTATTTGTTGTGTGCTATTATCCTTACTCGCACTAAACAACAATGTAAATGAAAACATTATTATTGGTATCACCATTAAAATTCTTTTCAAAAGCCCCTCTCCTTTCCATGTTGTAATTTTAACATCTCCCTATATATTTTCCAAATAACATTTAGGAAGGTTCGCATAGAAATAACTGTGTTTCTGAATAAACATCATGTATGATTTTTCGATTAATCTTCTATCTTTCCTAATTAGCCCTAAATAAAAGGTCGAAAACTCATTCAGAGAACCATTTTTTCTCTCGAGCTTCATAAGCAATTCTTCAGCCTTAACTAAATTTCCTTTTTTATACTCTAGGTATGCCTGGTCATCTAAGTCTAGAACGTCTGGTAACGTATGTATATCTCGATAATGATGGATTTTCAAGAAAATAATTGTACTTTCAATACGCCTTTTCTTACGTTTGATATCTTTATCCTCTTTAAAATTTGCCTTATTTAAAATAAAGAGCGATTGTTCTAAATATTTTTTAGATGCTGCATAGTTCTCTAACAAGAACGACTCACCGAGATTATAAAACACATTAGCTTTTTGCAAGATTAAATTTGGATTTTTTTCACAAATATCTAATAACTCCATACATGTTTCGCGTGCTTTTTCAATCTCATTTTGCATCATATAAACTACAATTATAATTTCCTTAATTCTCACTAAAAAACTACTACATATAAATTTATTTGGTACTTTTTCACTTCTTACATTTGGCTCTATATTTTGAATTCTTTTGTACAATCTTTTATAATCTTTCATTTGATACATCGCTTGACATAATAATATATCTATAAGTATTTTTGCTTCATTTGATTTTACCTTATTTTTATATTCTTCTAATTCATCGCTAAAATCATACGGATCATACTGCTTAACAATTTTAAAATGTTTGTATGTAATATCATATATTTTAGCACATTCTCGATTAACTTCTGTAGCCGAATTTTTTTCTCTTTCCACAAGTTTTTTCATATTATCTAATTCTCTTCCAAACGACGCATATTCTAAAGCTTCACGTTGATTTTCAGGTTTTGCATGAAGTAAATAGTTAGATACAATCTCATTTTGTAATGTTACAAATGGTTTACCATATAGTTTAATAATAATTTTAATCAAAAAATTAAAACTTATTTCAGTTTTCCCATTCAAAATACTTGACAATGTACTAGGTGCGATTTCTAGAAAAGAAGCTAACTCATGATTTGTTATCTTGGCAGAAAACAAATCATCTTTGAGTTTAGTTATAATTGTATTCATGACCTGCTGCTTATATGTTCGAGCATCTAATGTTTTCAA